AAGACCCATGGATTTCCCCACACCGGCCGCCGCTATTCGGCGATCTGTGCCTGGCGGCCAGCGTGGTGGAAACTCATGGAGTCTCTGGTCTTTCCCAGCGTCAATATGCTGTTTTGCGTTTTCCGGGGGGTCTCCTCTAACCACTAGTCCCTCTTCTGGAGATCCACAGCTGATCTCCAGTTCAGGCCCCAGATTGAAGGGTGGGGAAGGTCGCCACCTTCTTTTCCCATCCTGCGCCTCCAAGCGCATGGGGTTTTTTGACTCAGTGTCCTCTGAGGGGCTCACAGGCAGCATGGCTTCTTCCGTGCCATGGCGTTCTCGGCCTGACTATAGGCTTGGTTTCCCAGCTTCTCCTGGGGGGGTCACAGGCTGCACAGCTTTCCCCAAGCTGTGGCTGACTAGCAGGCCTGACAACATTAAGATTGGTGCTTACAGCACTCCAGGTGTAGACCCTTCTTCACCCAAGTAGCGAACTTGGGTGGATAGGTAGTCCATGTACTTTTCTTCATCACCTATGATCCTGCGCACCATGTTGACTGTGTTTTTAATGTTCTCAGCCCAGGTGGTGCGCGGTCTGTGCCCTATGAGAGATCCACACCACAAGTCTTCCCTTTTTCCCAAATAGGGAATGTCTGTCCATTTCGTAACTGGGGTCTTGTCTTCCATGTGGTCGTTCTCCTCAATCCACACTCTGTTCCACACCACAAGCATGTCTTCAGTGGTCATCCATTCTCCCTTTCCATGGATTGACCAGGTAGTTCTCCCAGTTGGAACCCAGTCAACTGGCACAGATGAACAAATGGCATTGGCCATCAGTCGGAGGTCCCTTCTGTGGAAATAAAGGAGCTGCCACATTTGCGCATATGATTTTGCTAGGCAAGCAGTCTCCCGGATGCTCCATCCCGCCCCTGGAGAGACGCGGGCCCGGCCAATCAGTTCATCTTGGTGGCGGCAGGGAACCACAATGGACCTCCCGTCCTTGAGATGGAGCTTGTTGAAGTGGTGGGAGCAAAACGGAACTTCTTCCCAGTTGTCCCATCCAGTTGAGGGTTTCCACTCTTGTGTGTCCTTCCTAACTTTTCCCATATCATTCAAGAACCTGAGGGCATGTGCAAACCTATCATCAATTGGCTTCACAACGCAATCATCTCCACTGACTGCCATTCGTTTGAGCCTATCCCATCCGTTGCTCTGCAACCAGTTGGTCACTTTCTCTGACCTCCGCAGCAGCCACAAGTCTTGCATCTCTAGAACTTCCTCAGCCTCCATATTCCGAATGAGTTGCACCACTAGGTTGGTAAATGTGTTAAGAGCGTAAGTGACAACTTGTCCGCTCCCCCTTTGGTCTTGTCTCGAAATAATGTCCATAACTGTTTTCCCTTTTTCAGCTGGTCTAAGGACCTTTACCACTTTGTTTTGGTATGTGTACTTGATTATGGCCAATGCCAAGGCCCTATGCCCTTTCTCCATTTGGTTGGTGATTAGAGCTTCATTCTCCAGATCGAACCTGCTGATGCGGGTGTCCCAGCCAGCAGTGTCATCTGCATACATCCTTCCTCCTGGTATGCGACTCATCTCTTCTAGGACATATCCGAGTCTTTGTAATCCCAGCCCTTCAACACCACCTCCTGAGTTCTCTCTCCCCATCCAGTGATCCTCGTTCAAGAATCCAAGGGCTTCGAACTCTAGAAATCTAGCCCCTAGCCACATATACCAGATGGCGCGGCTGCCCTTGGCCTTTCCAAATTCCCCTTGTTTCTTTTCTCTTTTTCCCATCATGTTGTACACACAACTCTGGCACTCTCCTCTCAGGTGGTGCTCTCTTTCCTTGTCCACTAGAGCCCAGAACCTTGGATCGTTCACAGCTTCCACTGCAGTCTTCCACTCTTTTTCCTCTTCAAATATTGCCCCTAATGCTGCATTGCTACGAACCTTGTTGATGAACTCTTCTTTGGTACAGACTCGTGGCCGTTTGTGTTTGCCTAGCTCTTTCCACAACCAGGAAGAGACCATGCTCATAACCTGACGAGTGCCTTCTTGGGGGTCTGGCACCCTAGTGTCCACTTTTTCCTTGAAAACTCTTTGCTGACCATACGGTGTGGTGTCGGTCATGGCTATTCCTGTGACTCCAGTCACCACATCCCAGGGTTTTGACAGGAGCCTGACAACCCCGTTTATTAGAGAGGACGCTGACCCTTGTGTGGGGGCCTCATAGCTTCCATGGTAAGCCCATGTCCTATATGGGTGGTTCTCGTCAAAGAACCACGTTTCCGCGTGCTCACTGCGGATCCTTTCAATGCGGTTACCAATGATCTTCATGTTGGGAGCTTCAGCGCAGCTTACCACAGCCCGCGTGCCAGAGCCGAGATTCACATCCTCCTCATATTTCACTGGCCTCCTAGGCCCGTCCATGCGCCCCAAGAGGAGCTGGCTCGTGGTGGACACACTTTTTATGGTGTTGCTTTTCGCTCCAGAGACCCAGTACATCTCATGTGTAGAGTTGCGGGAGAGTGGCACTCTGACCAGTCCTCCCCCATACCTACGCTGCAGTCGCTCCAGGGTTTCCATCATAGTGCTGGTGTATGGGCACAACACTTTTATACAAAAGGCTCCTGGTCTTTTTTCAAGCCAATCCCCCACCATGGAGAGGACTCTGAGCGTCCGTGCTTCTTCCACTTCAGGACTAGATGATGACTCACCTATGTCACACAGCAACGTGTCACACGGCTCAGCCGCCATATGAAAGACGTCCACCCCACTCTTAAGACGGACTATGTTCCACCCATAGCTTTGCACCAACACGGGTTCTTCATGACCAGGGCCTCCTTTTGTGTATCCTTTCACTTCTTGAACTTTGCGGATGGTGGCGGCGTAGTAACTCCAGCCCCCTCTGCCACATCCAAGATCAATGACCTTTCCATAGGGCTGCAGGTATCCCCGCTCCACCAACCATCTCAGCTTTGCACTTCCTCGGGACACAGCATGGCCTCCCGTTGCCACACCATCCTTGAGGGCGCGGCGGGCCTCTTCTCTGCACACCTCGGTGATGCCTGACTTTTTGTAGGAGTAGAACTCCAGGGCCGACATCTGGTTCAAGCGGGCCTTCCATTTCTCTCCCAGGGTCTCTCCTGTTCCACCCCCACGTCTCTTGACCAAGCCAGCGTTTCTTGTTACTATGTAGATTAGAGAAGCTCCAGCCAAGTAACTTCCCCTAAAAATGTTACACAGTGAAGTGGCTGTAGAGGAGTTCCAGTACTTGTTCGGAGAGCCTTCCCACAAAGTGGAAGTTGCGGCTGTGATCAGGGCCCCAGCCTCCCCCCACCCCCAGGCGGTCCGCGACAGTATGGCGCTGGAGACTGCTACTGCTATGAGTAGCACCTGTCCCATCTTTTTCTCCACTTGGGGGTCAATTGTCATTGTGTCAATGTCAGTCACCACTATTCCATCCACAACAGGGTTCTTCATGATGCCAGCTGCCGTTCTCTTCTGGGCAGCACGCGCAGCTGCTGCCTGCAGCCCTGGGATCAAGTACATGTAGTGCGCCACGAGCAAAATGATGGCCACTATTAGGGTCAGGGGTGTTAATTGTGAGTAGCAACCTATCATTAGCAGCGGGACTCCAAAGTCCCATGCGTAGAATGGCATCCCTTTGCCCATACCAAACAACACTCCAGCTTGCGTGGCCATCGCCATTAAGGAGTAGTTGTTGTATGAAGTGGTCACTGCATGTTGGACGGCTGGGGTAATGAAAGTTGTCAAGGCAGCATAGATGGCCCAAGCTGAGGCTGGCCGCAGGTCAATGTCCATTGAGAATCCTATGGTTGCTCCCTCCTCTCTCCTTCCCATTAGATGGCTTAGGTCACTCTTTGTTCTCTCCAACCATCCGAGTTCATTGGCGGTAATCAAGCCCAGAAGACCTACTGCTACCATGATGATGATTGCCATTTGGTTGTCCTGGGGAGATCTTTGCTTTTCTGGCTCAGGTATGAGCACCACCAGCAATAGGAACACAACAATGAGGACACATGCAATTCTGGCTGGCTCAATTTCCGAGAGCCACATGAGCCATGCGCTGGCCCCAAGAGTCACCATTCCAAAGCCCATCTTCCCTATGCCCTTGTTCCTCATCAAGACGAAAAAGATTCCCAGCGAGACTGTTCCCAGCAACCCCAAAAGCATAATGGTCTCTAGGGTCTCCGGCAATTGGGCCGCCGCGGCTTTGTAAGGCCTGCTTCCAGTCTCTGCCCGCATGAGCACAGCGAGGTTGTCAATGGCTTCCTGGAATCTCTCTGTCATGTGTCCTGGCAGTGTTCCCAGGGCTTCCATCACTCCAAAAGCCGCTCCTCTTTTCCCAGCGGCAAACTCCTTGAATGACTTCAGGGCCGCATGATCTGAACAAACTCTGGCGTCCATCCACCTCGGTTTGAGCACTCTTTTCTCTCCGTGTCTGGTCCACACCTCTGCCGGCACACTGTCTTCCATTATGGTGTTGTTGGTCGTGCCATCAAAGCACCATCTTCTATCTGTGTAGGTTATTCCGGCAGATGCAACCTGATAGGCCAGCCAAACAGGAAGATCTCCTCTTTTCATGAGTTCCACAAAGGTCTTCCTTTGCTCCGTCCTAAGCTTGAACTCTCCCTCAATGGCTGCTACTTTGTCGGCCTCAGGTCGATAGAGCGAGGCTATGAGGCCATCTTGGAGGTAAATATTGTCAAGGAGCATTCTTGCTTCAAGCCAGTGTGCATGGTCTTCGTCAGTCTCTGCGCACCCACCTCCATACAGATACTCATCTCCAGGTTTGTTGGGATTCCTGCCTATGCGCCCCCTCCTCTGGGCAGCGCTGGCATGTGTGACAGGCATGGGTCCAGCCAAAATGACTCTCTCGCCATCAAGTATGACCGGCTTTAGGCATCTCCTGGAATCTATGACACGGTCAGCTTTAAAGTTGGCGCCCATCTCTGAAATGTCAGTTGTCACGACAAAGTCCCACTCTTGATGTTTTGTTTTCTGGAACTCTGTCTCAAAAGTCTTTCTGCTGAGCTGTATGACCCGTTTTCCAGCCTTTGTCAGACAAGCTGCGATCTCATTGCCGTTCCTCACGCTTGGAACAAACCAAACTGTTTTTCCAGAATGATCCGTCACCCAATCAAAGCCTGAGCTCCAGGCTCTCTCTGGGACTTCCACTTCGGTGTCCATAATTGGTGAGTTGGAGTCCGGAAATGCGTCACGGGTTCCTGGTGGCGTGGCGGTCATGAAGATGGCAGCCGCCTCGCCCATCTCAACCCTTGTTGAAATGTATCCTCTTGCTGCTATACTTGAGGGATCTGTGAAGTGGGCCTCATCCATAATATACAGATTATAGTTGGGGACTCTGATTGGCTGTAGTAGACGTGAAGTGAAGGTGGCATGGCACATTAAGTCGACGATTTCTGTTCCAGAGTGGGTGACATTGACTGCTGTTGTCATATAACGCACTGGAAGCCCTCTAAGGGCTTCCTCCATTTCAGCAGCGACAACCCTGGTTGGAGCTAAGATCACAGTACGGAGTCTTGTTTTTATGGCTTCACGGACTATTTCAGGAAGAACTCTCCTGGTTTTCCCAGCTCCAGGATGCAAGTCTAAGACAGTTAGCTGCTTCTTCTTCAGCATCGAAGGCTCGAAGCACTCAACAGGAGTCTCTTCCTCCCTCCTCCCTTGGGTGATGGCACTAACATAACTCCCATTTTTGATCACGACCCCATTGCCATAAAGTCCTATCACTCTCCCACACTTGTCTAGGATTGGAGATCCTGAAGTTCCTGCTGGGTAATCCAGCGCAACCGCTCCAATGTCCCCATCCTTTGTCTTAAATATTCCGGGCAGAGTCTGGATGTTCCTCGCTCTCTCTCCGGGGGGCACGGCCAAGAGCTGCACCTCGCTGTGCCCGTCCCAGGCGGCATCTAGCTTCCATGGACCACAGTATGACACCAGATCCTGCTTGACATCTCCCCAGTATGGATCAAGTCTCCCTTCACCGCTTCTCAGCGCGGATCCTTTTGTGACGTGCCACATAGTGTGAAAGACCCCCTCTTGCATAACTCCCACTCCAACTTGTGTTGAACCTAGCAGTCTACGAGTCATTACTCTGTACACTCCATCTGTGGTCTCCCCCTTTTTTACTTCCTTGGGAGCAGGCACATCCCATAGAGCACCACTCCTTTTTCCAGTCTTCACGTATACGTACCACGCTCCAGCTGCAAAGGGTATGGCTATTGGGTTCATGCCACAGATGGTCATCAGGACCACCTTGAGTATGATCTCTCTCATGGGGGGACCGTCATCCTCCACCAGGGAGAAATCACCACTCTCATCTAGCGCCACATCGAGCCGGGGACTGTTTCCAGTGACTTCCGCATCTTTTTCCCATGTGATGTCACCTGCTCTTTCAATGTACATGTCCACACTCTTTCCTGAGACCACGTAACTGACAATTAGCAGACCGACCGCGGCCATGGGCCCAGCCATCTCTATATCTGCCTTGGCGAACCCTCCAGCCAATGCGCATATCAGGCCAACAGCTGTGAGTACTTCGCTAGGGGGCCAGCTCCGCTTCCCACTCCTTGTGAGCAACAGCAGTCCCACCACGTTGATGGGGTCGACCAGCCTCACAGCGGTTAGTCCCAGGGCCATGACAAATGGTAAGTTCTTCTTCACACTGCCTTTTCCCTTCAGAGAGAGGAGCATAAACCCCCCGCAAGTAGCAAGGCCTGCTCTCCACGCCACAAGCAGTGTGCCCCGGGCCAGTGGTGTCAGAGCAGCCAGGATTGCCAAGGTGATGTTATCAGTGCGTGGAACAACCATCGCTCGTATTGCCAACCAGGCCAAAGCAAAACCATTGATGAGAACCATCAGGTCGCCTTCCAAGGCGGAGATCGCAGTTTGCAAAAGACACGAGGCCAAGGCCAGCAGCATGCTTTCACGGGGTGTCCAATTAGCTCTGAAGATGAAAGATACCAGCAACGCTGGTCTGACTTTGAATGCCGCTATCAGCGCCAGATGAGCTACATCTCCTCCAGTGTTCATTTCCGCGAAGGTGGCGCCCATCAAAATTGCAAGCTTAGCCAGGTCACTCATTGAAAATCCTCCCAGGATCATAGCTACCAGCACTGCCATTGATGTGCTTATGATGATCTTTGTGGTCATTCTCTTCTTCAGCCCTTCCTGCACCATGAGCAGAATCACAAGCACTCCAAGGGAGAAGTGATCCATGTGATCAGTTGATCCTGCAGTCACCACTGACCTTACTAAGTTGCTTTCTGGTTCTTTCCTGGGCCTTATCTCCATTCCATACCAACAGCCATCTTTAGCCCGGAACGACAGTGGGGGCATTGTGCACTCCCTGCAGCACCATTCCTCGATCACCCTTCCGCTTGCAGTGGTTGATCTCAGAGATGGTCCTCTTGTTCCACATGTTTCCTCCACGTGGACCTTAGTGCCCGGGCATTCCTCAAACCGAATTTCAAGCTCTTCACTGTGCCATGGCCCTTTCATTTGGGTCCTGTAGCCCTCTCTGGTATTGTGATGGCTGAGTGGCCCAGCTAAAGACTTGGGAATGATCAGATCACTCTCTTCTATTCCATCTGCCCACAATGTGTGGGACTTTGGCCATTCACATGTTTTCATCTCGATTAGATGGGCCCTCTTCAGCCTCCATGTGTCATTCTTCTCACTCTCAATCCAGTAGCCTAGATCACTGTGTACAGCCTCCTTCCCCTTAACAGCTGTTCCAATAACGGCTGGATCACACTCTAATGAATAATCTTCTCTAACCTTGAGCCAGACACTAGTGTGAAATACCCCGAACCCATGATCCTCCACAAGAAAGCTGTTCCATGCTCTATGTTCGAGTGGGCATTCCTTCAGTGTGTCACCATCCACGACAAAGCTGTTATTTGTCTTTGCTGCTCTGACGAAGTACGATTTCCCCCAAGCCTTCCAGCCGTGGGGCAGCTCGTTCACAGGCACGGGCAATCTCTGTGGACCTCTCCACATGGGGTTTTTTACAGATCCCACAACGACCGTCAGTTGAACTCCATTCTCTTCCAAGATTGCGTTGAGCTCCCCTTCTACTGATCTCCACATGATGTTCTCCATTCTTGAAACAGAGGAGATCCCGCAGATACCATCTTCCCAGGCTTGCTTGACTGCTGCTGCCAATCTACGGGGGGAGTCAGGATGGTACTTGTACCTGTCCCTCCAGGCTTCAACGTCGTTATAGACGAACACCCCTGTACCGCATCTCGTCTCCTTCTTTGAGAAGTCCACCGAGCACCCCACATCAGCAGAGACGGCTGTGGATAAGAAGATCAACACTCCCCCTAAGGCCAAGCACATAAGGGAAATAGATCCATTCTTTGTGTTCAGACCCAACCACATCAGCAACGTTCCAATGAGGATTTGTGAGAACCAGGACATTCCTCCAAACAATGATTTGAAAGCTGCTCCAAAAATTTGATGGATGCCCTTGCCCAATGAGTTGAGAGCGCCTCCAACTGATCCAAAGTCCCAGGCTGTGTCTCCCAAGACTGCCATTCTCTTGGCACCTCTCACAGTGGCTTCAAATGCTTTTCCAATGGTGCTGCCACTCCTGTGCCAGTGGTGGGTGATCTTCTTCTCCCCGACTCCTATGACAATGTAAGAGTCCCCAAATGGTGGATCAAGTTCCAGCATCATCTTAGAGTTCTCAGTGCTTTCAGTGATTACGGGGTTAGCGGTTATCAACCTCCCAACTGGGGTCAGAGTTTGCATGTCCACCGCCATCTGAGCTGGAACCTTGCAAGGTCCATCTGTCCCTGCGTACTGTACCTCCACTGTGACTGTCCCGTGCAGTGTTTCAGCCGGGATCTTGGTGAATGTGAACGCTGCGGTACACAAGGAGTATGACACGCCCTTCAATCTAAGTTTATCCATTTTCAGGCGACATTTCAAGTGGCCAGAGGACAGCCTTCCCTTTGCACCATCCATCTCAGCCTCCAGAGCTCCAGCAAGGGCCGTGTGAACTGCTCCTTCTTGACTCCCTAGAACCACGACAGTTTGCCTTTTGGCATGTGCGTCCTTGAACTCTACCAGTGCTTCTTTGTTGTTCCAGTGTGGAGTTCCGGTGTCTGCCCCAGCGTGCCAAGGTAATGGAATGTCGTGGAACCACTCCTTGTGGACCAACCAGTGCTTGTTATTCATAGTCAAGTAATACAAATCTGAAAAGTCAAGGCCTGTCCTCGGTTCACAATCAAGTCCTAGGCTTCCAAAACCCCCCAGGGTGGCTTCGGCTCTTGGTGAATTGGGCGTTATCTCAACCTTCGCTCTATTCTCATCAGTTTCATGTCCTGTGTCATTAACGATCATCCCACTGTGCTGGGAGCCATGAACTGACAGCATTATCCGGTACTCCAGATTCTCTGGCTGGATGCTCTTCCCGGTCATTTTCTTGGAGCATGCAAACTTAGCGCATGTCACCAGGCTCCCTTTGCCAAAAAGTCCACATCCATTTCCCCAGCCTCTGTCCACTAACGTTCTTTTGCAGACATATTGAGTGTCTGATTGCTTGTCAAGGTAGGCTTCACCTTGTGTTGGGCAGCGGCTGTCCGAAGCCATGTCTGATATTGATGCCTCATAGCAGTAGGATCTTACCTCCGCCATGTTGCTGACTGTTGTTGTAACCAGCTCTATGTCGACAGTCGGTTTGTCCTGTGCCATTACGGTGACACAACCTCCATGTTCCAAGACAACATCAACCCAAGTCCCACCTGACATACCTTCCACAAAGTCCCTATTGCTGACTCCTATGCACCTGATGCTGTATGCCGGGGCAATCAGCAGTATCATGACCAAGTATATGACTTTTTGGCTCGTTGAGCTTCCCAAAAGCCAAGCGATGGCAGCTGCTGCTAACGCGAAGCCAGGGTTCCTGAATATCCAATTTTCGACTCTAATCAAGTGCTTTGTGTATTCTCTTGATTCCAACCAGGTTTGCGACCGCGTTTGCAGCTTCCTAGTGGAATGGGAGGGGAGCGTCACAGCTCTTCTAGATCTCCGTGCTTCACCTTTTTTGTGATGGCAGGTTCCGTACACAACCCAAGTTGACGTCGTGTTGCACCAACAATCGACGTCATCTGGTTCCACCCCCTCATCCAGCATAGGGCATTCATAGCTCATGGTGGCATCACACATGTGTCCAAGATCCATGATCTGTATATAACACTTATTCATCCCCAATGTGGTTGGAAAAGATATGGCCTCCCCAGCATCGTTTCTGTCCAAGTACATATAGTATGCACTCCCACGTCTAGTGACCTCCGCTGCCATAGCTGTGGTCAGCAGGAGGCCAACAATTCCGACACTAGTATCTGCGCCTCGTCTCTTCTTCTCCTTCCTAGCATTGATTATTCTCAGCATGGCAGCCAGATCTTTCTTGAACTTCTTTATTATTTCCATAGCCTCTTTTTTCCCCACTGAACCCCATCTATTGATGAGACCCAGTGATGGCTTGATTGCCGTGAATCTCAAAAAGGCTAGAATTGCCAAGACCATCCTGATGGGCCCATGACCCAGCAGAAGTCCGGCTGGCAGCCTCTTCAAGCCCCCAAAGGGGCTCACACGGGCTACTCCGCGTTTTAGCATATTGACAATCCGGAATCCTCCGGATTTCTTTTTTGGGTTTTTCATGACCAGAAACTCTCGTTTCCAAATCCAAAATAAAACCTGTTGATACTGTTGCTAGCTTTCGCTTCAAACTCGAACTGTCGCAGTCTGATTCACACAGATCAACAACT